TTTGTTGTCGACTGGGTCTACGACGTAGGTTCCTACCTACGTCAAGCTGAATCGGCTGTCCTTTATGCTCATCGTTTCAAAGGGGGATTCTCATCCCGTCTTGAAGTGACTCAATCGACCTACACTTACCTTCTGAACGATACTTACCCCTCTTTAGTGAGGAGGCAAAATTCGTCCGGGAATAGTAAAGTAGTTAGTTTTCGTCGCGATGTTTATTTAGGATCGCCGTTCCCTCGACCCCCGCAGCTTGATGTCAAGCTGGGCGCTGGGCGTTTATTAAACGCCGCTGGCCTCCTATCTCAGTTTATAGGATCGGGTAAACCTTCAGGTCGCAAGACCTAAATCACGTCATTGAATTGACAAACGGAGCATTTTATGCCTCAAGCTGCAAATATTATTCTTGCAGATGGAACACTGCCGACCGCAGTCAACCACACCTTTGTACCACTTGGACCCGACACGAAAGATTCAACAATCTTTTGGTTCGAAGATCAGTCGCAAGCAACTCCCTTGGGTTATTGGAAAACCAGCGTTCAGCTGATTCGTCCAGGTAACCCTAAGAGTGGCGAGTCGGCTGCTAACCGAACCATTCGTGTGAAAATCGGTATGCACACCCCAATTCTCGAAACAGTCAGCAACTCCACTGTAAGTGGCGTCGCTCCTGCGCCGGTTTTGAGTTATGTACCCCGATCTTTCGTGGAGTTCGTCATCCCGGAACGGGCCACTCTCGCGGACCGCCGTAATTTGCGTCAATTGACTGCAAATATGATGTACAACTCCTACATGGACAATGTGATCCTGAATCTCCAAGGTATTTACTAACACGTTTGTTAGTAATCGCCTAGTTGCCTCCCGGCAACCACGTTAAAACTTTTGGAGAATGATCTATGAACGTTTCTAGATTAGACATTGCAACGTTGCAATGTACATGTGAACACATTGACACACCCCGGTCCCTCTGCGTCTACTTAATGATGAAATACGAGTCTTACGACGAGTATATCAAATTAGATATAAACGCGGAGCACTATGATTCTGCCTATGAGTTCGGGTTAGATTATTTTGTCACGAAATTCCTTTCTAAGTGGAAGGGTTTTAAGATAAAAGGATTGGATCCGAAGACTGTGGCAATCGGCGATTGGTTATCAGCCGAAGCAAACAACTGTCTGACGAACCGTAGACTAAGGAATCATGCAATCAACCCTCTCACTATTGAGGGTCGGTTCGTTGAGCCAATATTATTTTTGGCTCAGCGTAAAGTGCGTGATATCTTAGGTTCCGTTCCGTCGTTCAGAGAGTTTGCTGATCTCTGTGATTGGAGTAAGGGAAGCACTTTCGACTTGCGTCTCGGTGCGCACCTTACAGACAAGATGACCTCAGACATGACAGTGACCCGAACCGCTTGGCAGTATATGTCAAGCGTTGTAGGCCACGATCCTCACTGGTGCAGAAGCATCGGTTTGGATATCTGTGGACCAATCAGTTTGTTACCAAGGTGTTTCACTTTCGTGAAAGGTAACAAGCTGACCACTGTGCCGAAATCAGCCAAGACCGACAGATGTATCAGTATCGAGCCAACTGCAAATATCTATCTGCAGAAAGGTATAGGTACCGTTATCCGTCGCCGTCTTAAGCGTTTCGGGGTTGATCTCGCCGATCAAACACGGAATCAACTGCTCGCGCAAATCGCTAATATAAACGATTTATGCACAGTTGATCTTTCGAGTGCGAGTGATACTATAACTACTGAGCTTGTCCGATCTCTTCTACCCCTCGACTGGTTCGAACTTCTAGACGATCTGCGAAGCAAGGAGACTTGCTACGAAGGCGTCTGGACCAGACCTCATAAATTTTCATCTATGGGAAATGGTTTTACGTTCGAACTTGAGAGTCTCATTTTCTACGCTCTTACGAGCGCGGTAAGTGAGTATAAAGGGATCGTGAATCCAACCGTTTCGATCTACGGGGACGATATCATAACTGATCGTTCCGTTTTCGTAGATCTCCGTCGGGTGTTTGAGTTCTGCGGGTTTAAAATTAACGTCAAGAAAAGTTTCTTTTCGGGACGTTTCTTTGAATCCTGCGGCGCTCATTTCTTCGACGGGCAGTTGGTGACGCCCGCTTATCAGAAAAACGTCTCTGATAAGAGGGAGGAAGTCATTCGACTTTACAATAGACTCTTTCGATGGTCTGAGAGAGTTATTGGATTGCCCGAGGTTCTTAAGGACGTATTCTCCATGATAATAACGCGTTTTAAAACGTTATTTAAGGATAAATATGTTCCCCGAATACCTCGACAATCTGTCGATGACCGCGGTTTTCTATCTGACCTTGCTCTTCTGCGGTTTAGCTTTACTCACGACGGTTACATCTGTCGTGTGTATTCTAATTCTCCGAGGTTCAAGCTTGCTAGTCAGACCGCATTCCTCGCCTACAAGCTCCGACAGTCCCAAATTAACCAAAGTGACAATGGAGTAAGAACTCTGCTGTCATCCGACCCAAAAGGTCGCGGTTGTTTTGGAACTGGAGGTAGTTATCGCTACACAACTGCTCGCTTCCCAGCGATCAGGTAGCCATAAG